CCTTCTTTTGGTCTTGTCGATAATTTTATATTATCTAAATCCTTTATTAATGGAGTAATATATTCTTTAAATCTTTCTTGGGAAATTATTAAACTAATTTCGTTGGTTGATTGTATACCAAACTTTGACAATATTTGAGTATTATCTGAATATCCCTCATAATTGTTTAAGTAGGCTTCTATGGGATATGCATTATTAAATTCAGACTCGATAACTTCCCTAATAACAGTTTTAGTTGTAATATATTTTCTTGGAATGTAATAGACTTCTATACCATACATCCTCAACTGTTCGTTGATTAAGTCCTGAATGAGACTTTGTTCTTCTCTTGTTCCTTGGAGAAAAAAGGGATTTAATGCCATTATCCTATCATGTCAAGGGGTGGAAGTTCATAGGTATTTGACATTTTTTCCATAATTGCATCTATTTCCTTCTGTGCATCATCATATATTTGTCTACCATTCAATTCAATCCCTCCTGGAAGTTTTACTCCTTGGAATTTGATTAAATTTTGTCCCCACTGCCTTTTAATAAGTGCTGTTAAATATCTTTTTAAGAATGAATCATTCCAAACTCTAGAAAAATCATTTGGATCAAGTAATCTGTAGCAATCGATTACAATATAGTCATTTACACTCAAACTTCCAAAATCAACATCGAGATATAATCTGTCCTGTCTTTGATTAAATCTTATTTGCTTTTCGGTATTGAGTAAAAAATCCAAATCAGACAAATATCTTTTTGTCATTGCATATGTTAAAATTTCGGTAGATCCGAAATAATACATATCGTTTAAAAACATTTGGTATTTAACACTAAACATATTATTTGTTGTAGTGTTGGATCCATCATATCGAAATATCTTGTTTATTCCAATAACGGCGGGAGGTATTTGTAAATAATTACTATTTTCTTCGAATGAAAAAGTGACAGATGATCCATCAATTGTAGAAGAGGCAGATGTTGTTACAATACCTGCTACTGTACTTCCACCCCTTGATCTTCCTCTGTCAATATCTTCTTGAGTAATTTTATATTTTAAAAATGTTTGTACGACTCCATCAAAATGCCTTTCATGAAAAAACTGCAGAGCATCATCAACTAAATCATCTACTTGCTCATCTGCAACATTGATCTCCAGAACTGGAGCTCCCAATTGTCGCTTACAATAGTTTATTAAATCAGTTCTGCTTGATGGTTGTGCCATTTACGCAATTATCCTTTGAAGATATTTATAGATATATGCATCGGAAGTTAATTCAGTGAGAATCATTGAGCAATTTTCTCAATAAAAACTTAATTTCATCAATATCATTTTTTATATTAGCAACATCTTTTTCTATAGAGTCTACTTTTTTGTTGCTTTCGTCTTTAGCGGCTCGTCTTGTTAAGTATTTTTGGTGTTCCAAATTATTTGTGTTGATTATTGAATTGTTATGCGGATCTCTTGCAAGATCCGCATGATCTTTTACTTTGTACATATTATGCAAGTGCAATAACTCTTAAATCCTTAACTCTTGGGACATACACTTGAGAAGTAGAAGTAAGTACAAATTTAATTCTATATGATCTAAATGATGGAAGTTTGTCCGCAGTAAATGCATACTCTTTATACTCAATAGAACCACTATCAAATCCAAACGTACTTGATTTTGCAGTATAGATATCAGATTTACCATTACTATCCTCAAAAGCAATCACTCTAGATCTCTCGTCAAGATTATCCCATCCGGGGAATGGAACAAATACTGGATTAAATCCATCACTATTTCCAATCGCATAAAATGCTCTAATATCTGAGAATGGATTTATGTGTGCAGATAAGAGTACCTTAATTGATGTCGCAGAATTCTCAAGTTTAATTTCTTTAGAAATATATTGACAAGCAGTTGGATCTGTGAAAACTCCATTAACTCTAGAATCTGTGGCATAATCAGAAATTACATCGTTGACTCTATTTGAAGTAAAGATGGATGTTACCCTTTGACCATCAATTACAGGAGAAATTCTAGAGTCAATGGTAGCCATATTGACTCTCATTTGCATAGATTTTCCACCCAACACATTAGTCAATTTAGCATCTTCATTTATCTTAGAACAAATAAGTCTTGTACTATCCAAATAATTTGGTTTGTTGAGTACAATGGGTTCGAATCCATTGTTAATATATGGAATTTCATTTCCACTTAAACTTTGACCTGTAGTTGTTCTAACTTCACTAGTGATAGAAGTTCCTCTTACAGTCACATTATGAACAATGGGAGTAATAATCTCAAAAGGTATGTTTTGTGTTGCTGCAATTTTGCTTCCACCAGAAGATTGAGATTTTCCAATATACAGTTTTGGATATCCAACATCAGAACTTCTATCATCATTGTTGACATTAAACTTCTCAGAAGTATCTAATTTAATATAGTAAGAATCAAATGAGATTGGATCAGAGACTGTAGCATCACTTAATAAGTGTGTTTTATTAATTCTATGAATATTAATTCCACTATTTTCATATTTAAATACTGGTGTTCCGATTGGATAATCAATAGGATTGTTACCCCTTACAATATTTCCACCAATGCTGTTTCCAGAAACTGATGTGTACTCAATAATTTCATCACCTATTTGTAAATAACCAACGTTTGTAGTTCCGACTCCAACATTTTCGAAGTTCTCAAATGGAGATCCATTGGAAATAGAAATAGATGCTGTAGAATCTGCAGAATATGGTGCAGTCAGTTTTACTGGTTTAACATCTGGCAATACTCCAGAAATTTTGACTCTATTGTCACCAAAATACATTCCATGGTTCTGATGATTTACTTTAATATGTAAACCATCATTATCTACATTAATGGTAGAAATCTGTACGTCTCCACCAACTCCTCCAGGTATTCCATAGTTGAGTTCTGTACCAATTCCAGAACTATTGACATACATCACTGTATTTGCGGATCCAACAATAAATTCTCCCTGAACATTTTCAAAGATTAATTCGTTTGTCGATCCAATAGAAGTGATTGTAAATCTAGCATTTCTTCCAACAGAAGCATTTCCTATTGTGTCAATACCAACAACATCACCTACCTGATAACCGTTTCCTCCAGCATTACTGATTGTAGCTGCAATGGCAACTCCATCATCAATAGTAATATTCGCTTGAGCACCTCTACCATTTCCAGTTATTGTTACGAGATTTACATTTGAGAATGAAAGTGCCCCATCATTTGGAGTATATCCAATACCAGCATTAGATATAGTTAAGGTTCCACTTGCTGTTCCTGCAGTTCCTACAAGATCTCCAGTTGCATTTGTTCCTTGCTGACTAAAGGTATTTCCAATTACATATCCAGAATCTGTAACTACTGTGTTTAGACCTACTCTAATTTTTCTAGACTCAAATATAAGAGAATTTGGTTGTAATGTTGGGATTTGTCTATTTCCTTCCGATAATTGTGGACTATAGAACTCAACTGATCCATTTTGAATAAAGTCTGCTCTATAAAGAGTAAACTTAAGATCTTCCCACTGACTTGCTTCCCAAGTGGATGCGTTTTGAGATTTAAAGAGAGATCCCAAATAAGGTTGGTTTGAGATAAATGTATCGGTAAGAAGATCGTTCTCACCAATTCTTGATATATAAACACTATACTTTGTTGAGTTTGATGCTAAACAAATAGCGTACTCTTTTCCACCCTCAAGATAAACTGGTGCTTTAAACTCAATAGTTGTTGCAACAGAACCATCTGCAGAAGTTAAAATTTGACCTGGATCAAGGACTATTTCAGTAAATGGAAGAATTTTTTGTGTTGGGAATCCATTTTCCATTGATCTAAGTTGGAACACCAATGGAATATCCATATCATCTTTTGTTTGGAAGAAAACATCACACTTAGTAACAAAAACACCAGTTTCTTCTTCAACCAAGAATGATTGTGCAAGAGGATCGTACCAACCAATGGTGGTCTCTCTCGTTGTTTGACCAAGAACAGTGCTTGATACAACTTCTGTTCCAAGATTTCTATTTACATTTCTTTCTTGGAATTCTTGTCTTTGCTCAATTCTAGCGTTTCTAACAGAAATGATATTTTCCTGAATGGTTTCAAGAGTTCCTGAAGATGTATATATTTCTTCAGCAACAGTTGTTGCAAGATTTACATCATTTTGCTCACTATTTGTTAAAGTAAACGTCCTTGTTCCAGCCTCAAATCTTGGATGATTCGTATTATTTGGATTTGGAAGGAAGAAACTTCCAATAAGAGTCGCAGATATATCAGAAACCAATCTTACATTTGTAATAGTAGCCTCAGCACCACTAGAAGTGCCCCTAAGGATCATTCCAGTTTCTACATACCCAACATACTCTCCCTGTGCTTCATTAGATAATGCAAACGTGTCAACGTTTAAAACGGTAGATGTGGAAGAATAAACAGATGCGAGAGGATTACCACTATATGGGTTTTCTCTAAAGACTGCAGTCGGTGCATTATAAGGACCCTCTCTATGATTAGATTGGGATACTCTAAATGAAATTGTTGGAACAGTTCCTCTATCTGTTGGTCCGAGACCAGTGTTTACCATTCTACCAACTACAGTTTCTCCAATTTGGAAAGTGCCACGAGTCATTCCAATTTCTAAAAGTTTTGGAACACAATATTTTGTGACATTTATTCCATCAAAGAATGCATACATTCTTGTCAAAGGTTTCATTCTCTTGGAAACAAACTCTACGTTTCTGGATCTCATAAATGGAACAAGATCTCTACTTACAGTTCTATCACCAACCGACTGTTGATCAAACTGTTCAGTTACGATAGTTCTAAGACCAGTTCTAGTTTCTACTCCGGTTTGAATTGTTTCTCTGAGAGTATCTTCTCTAGTTGTTGTAGTTTCAGTTGCAACCCATCTTGCAACTCCTGATCCACCATTAATCCATCCACCAACTCCTCTTCTTCCAGTATTAGTGCTTTGAGTCGTTCTTCTTGTAGTATCATTAAACTCAAATCCAGTCCAGTTAGTTTCCCAAGCGTTCCAAACAATAGGAGCAAATCCTGTTTGTGGATCTAAGTTTTGGGTTCTCTGTAATTGATTAACGGTAGATGCATAATCTCCCTCAACATCAATAATCTTAGCCTCAAGTCTAACAGTGTCAATCCAAGTATCAGTTGCCGGTGTTAACTCAAGGGTTCCTTGCCAAAAACTAATCAAGAAAGGAGTTACACTTTCAGTTCTAGTTGCAAAAGTCTGCTTAATGTATTCTACTTCACCATAATCAAGTGTTATTATATCATTTGACTTTCTAATATTTGTTCCTTCTACTGTAGTAAAATTGAGGTCCTGGGTTGGATCTGTATTAACTACTGGTCCAAAAATTAAATCAACCGCATTCGTATAGTGTCTAGGTCTCAGTTCTTTATTTGCTCTATCTATACTGTTATTGATAGGTAAACCATCTTCTTGAGGTAAAAATGCAGAAAAATTGTCAACAAAAAATCCAGATTTAAATCTATTTAATCCATCTCCATCGGGAATAAACAAGTTTGATGTATTAGTTTCAAGTAAAGAGAGAGATGTATAGTACTCAAGATTCTTAATTCTATTCTCAAGATTCTTGATGTCCTTCATTCTAAATCTCTTATGCTCTAAGAATTTAAGAGATGCCTGTTTTACATCATAAAGATATGGAGGGAGAGTTATCTCAGCAATCTCAAGAGATTCATCAATTGGATTTGGTCTTTGTGGAAGATCTGCTGGTTCTCCATAAATAACCTGGAATTTCCCATCTTTTGATAAGAAAATTCTATCAATTCTTCCAAGATAATAAGAGAAAGTCGTTAAAATATTTTCATCAGATGCCAGAATATTAGCAGCAGAATTTCCAGATGAGTTAAAGGTTCTTCCATAAAACTCAAGGGGAGATCTTGCATTTACTTCTACAGTATAATTAGAAACTCTTGGTCTAATATCAATAATATCAGAATTTCCAAATCCATTTACACTTTTAATTTCTGTAGAATAATTAAAATTCTTATAAGATTCTACAGTGGTAATATCTCCAGAATCAGTAGATTCATATGATGCGCTAGCAAAATATATTTTTAATTTTCTTCTAGGTTGATCTGCTGTTTGTTTTCTAATAAGTCTTCCATAATCATAAAAAGTTTCTTCTTGTCCAGTTACAAATTTAAAATCTCTAGAAATATCAAAACTATCAGAATCAAGAGAGGATACTGTTCCATTTATATTTGATTCTTGGAAAACAACCGTTTCTCCTTCTTTAAACTGAACATCACTCTTGTATGCAAAAGTAATTTGTGCTGAAGTTAATTTTTCTAAAACAACAGCTGTTGCACCAGATGATTGTCCAATTATAGTTTCTCCGACTAACAATTCTGAAGTCGTTGTTGTTATACTATTAAGGTTAATCAAATTCATCTTTGGTGCAGATGGATCGGAAGTATCTTCCGATTCAAATATACCATGAATTTCTATAACATCGGGAACATTAAGAGAAATTATTTCATCTTGTACTCTAGTTCCATATGCATAATTTCCATAAGACAGTCCATCATTTAATGTTGTGGTTCCAATACCAGATCCTTCATTTTTTGATTTATTGACAATTAAAGTTCTAACTCTATCTTTAATTTTTACTTTTGATTTTGGATTTGTTTTAGTTAATGATACAGTTAATGTTGCATTTGTATCGTTAGTACCAAGTCCATAAATGTTTAACGTTTTGCCACCGTCACTAATTGATAATTTGTCCGATGATAATGGTTCAGTTGTTCCATCAGATCTAATTAAAGAATATCTCTCCTCATCAAATGGTAAGAAAAATTCATTAGTTCCAGCAGAAACTTCTTCAGAAAGTTGGTTAGATGTAATATCTACAGTAAAACTCTTTCTAATAGTTAAAGATGCATTAGTTAAATCTACTGTAGCAATATTTGCTTTTGGTAAGTGAGTATACAGAGTATTATCACTAGAGCTAGATAATTTTGTTTTTACTAATTTTAAATCAGTAACAGAAGCCTGGGATGCTGGAAGAGTTCCATTAACAATTCCCGGAACAGTTGTTACCGCAGCAATTTCTACATTATCTGTTCCAACAGAGGTAACTCTTACCATAATTGGATCTGATCCAGAAATATTAGGATCAGTATATGTTAAAATATCCCCTGGAGAAATAGATTCTGGAAATACTGAAATATTTGTACTTCTTACAGTACTAATACCGGCAGCTGCAGATGTAATGGTTGCAATGCCAATATTAATAGCATTAGATTGAATAACATCAGCAGCAAAAGTATTAATTCCTGTTACGCCATCATTTGTTCCGTAAACAGATTTTACATTAGAAATACTATGCTCGGTTACTGCAATTGCAATCCTACTATTTGCAATTCCATCAAAAATAAGAGATTCGTTTTTAATGAAACTTCCCGATGTCTCATAAATTTTTAAAGCAGTTCCATTAGTAACTGCATCTTTTAAGAATCCAGTCGCTCCACTATTTGCTCCTTTGACAAATGTGGGAGTAGAAAGAGTTATTGCCTGATTAATTGCAATATTTGTTATTGGCTGAACGTCATATAAAGAAATGTTCCATTCATTGAGGGAACTTGCATTATTATATGATCCAGACTCTAATCTAAAGTCATATACTCTTGCAACACCAATCTCATTTCCTGGTGCTGAAGTATCAGTCGTTACACCTACTCTTTGATCTCTTAAACTTAAAACATAAGTATTCCCTATGCCAATTGTAGGATTTCTCCAAACTCTGTTTAATCTAAGTGTTGGACCAGTGTTGTAAATAATAGACTGATCTTCTAAAGTTTTCGTTGTCCTTGGTTTTTGTACATCAATAAAGGTTGTTCCTGGAATTTCTAAATCATATCCACGTACAAATGCTCTTCCTGGAGATAATTTGTACAGAGCTAGATTATCTGATGGAACAGACCCACCAAATGTTAACTGACCCGATTGATATACTCCGTTGTTTCCTTTCCCATTATTAAGAGATTCCTTTACAGATAAATCAAATTCTTTTACATAATAATCTCCAGATTCTGCATAAGTTCTTCTTGCCATCATATCTCTGATGTCAAGATATCCTGGACCTCCTCCCAAATCTCCCCTATCAACCTTTGTTTTTATATTTCCATTCTCAATAACTGCCAACTCTACAAATTGATTATCATCAAAATCTGTTAGAGGTTTCTTAAATAAGCTTACGCTAATTTTTAATCTGTCTGCTCCTGGAGCAGCATAATTATTGTAACCTTGAGAATTATCATTTAAAGTTTCGTCAAGGTCTGCATTAATAATTTCTTCTTCAATGTACAATCCAACTCTATAACTTGGAGAAGATGAATACTGATCCAAAATAAGAGTTTCTTGTCTAACATTGACAAAATTTCCTCTTATGAAATAAACTCCATCTTGAATTTGAAATGCGGAACCAGTTGCAGTTGCCCCAGCAGCAATTGTAGTAGCAAAAGGACTTCCAGCAGCAATGGTGCTATTTCCTAAAAGTCCAGATCTAATAATTTTATCACATACCAAATCTTCCCCATCAGAAAATGTTTGAGTGGAATTATTTTCTGTACTAGAACTTAAGTAGCTAATATAGAGGGTTAGATTTCCTCTTTCCGAATTTTCTGGAAATAAAACCTTATCTACATATGCACTAACCCCAGAAGTTTGTCCTCTAATTCTTGTTCCAACAAGTTGTTCTGCATACGCAGATATCGGAACACCAGAAAAATTATTCTGAAGTTGCACACAATAATATAATTGAGTATATCCAACATTTCCTGGAATTACCTTGGCACCCTCTTTAAAAAAGTGCTGACCAAATTTTTCAATCTGATTTTGTAAAATAGATTGTAAAGATGTTAACTCTCTTGCCTGGACTGGGTATCCTGGTTTAAATAAGATTTTATGGTAATCATTCGCTGGATCAAAATCATCAAAATATGGAGCTACATTGAGGTTTGTTTGCTGGGACATAATTCTTTAGAACTGCAAAATGATTTTAATATCTTCTTTTTGGTTTGATGACCTAGTTATTGATGGTCTGTTATCTACATAAATGATGTTTCCAGAATACTTTCTGACCTCTGGATTAGCAACTCCACCAACAAAAGTTTGGCCAAGATAATATGTCCTATTATTTATTATGGTAGAAATACCGCTAAATGTCGAATCAATTTGGAGATTTGATCCGCTTGTTGGAACAATATTTAAACTTCCACCAGTACCTGGAGATGAAGTAAAGTCTTTTAACTCAAATCCATATGTTGGAGTAGTTTGAGCTGTACCAACAGTATTAAAACCAGCAAGAGATCTATCCTGCCAATATTTTAAAACACCAGTTGTTTTATCATAATTAACAACTCTACCTACAGCTATTGATCCTGCAGAAATAGTTTGTGTAAAATAAGAATCTGCTGTAAATGCGGCAGAACTATACCCAATACCAGTAAGTTTTAATGCATAAACAGCACTCGCTTTATCTGAAGTTAAAATTGTGCCCAAATTAACTTCAGGATTCTGAACAATTCCAACTCTTGATATTTGGTTTCCTGTTACAAAATCTGGATTTTCGTTATCGTTCTCAATTCTAGAATATAAAAGAACGTTGTATGCACCCAACTCACGATATATGTCAGCTCCGTGACCTCCTTTTGGTGATATGATAACATCAAAAGTTGGTCTTGTAGTTCCCGTTGGAACTCCCCCTGTAATTAAATCTACATTACCATAAGTATATCCTGATCCTTGATTTGATACAGAAACAGAACTTACTTGAGAATCTGCTCCGATAGTAATCGTGCATTCTGCTCCAGTTCCATCTCCTTTAATTGGGACTCTAGTATAAGTAGAATTCGCGGTTCCGAGACCAACACCCTTATTTGTGACTGTCACTATTTTAATAGATCCATCAATTGCATTATCTCTAATAGATGCGTTTTCTGATGATGTCTCCCAATCAGCAGGTACTGGTATGTAATCTGTCGAATCAAATTTTACAATTTCACTTGGTTTAATGGTGTACAAATATTTCCAAACATATCCATCCCCACTAGATCCAGCTTTTCTTGGTTCCAAATCAGTAAATAGAGGTTCATCCAAAGAAGGTTTACCACTTGGATTATCTGGATCTATTCCGTTATTTAAACAAATATAAACCCTATAGTCACTATTCATCACATAGTAGAATGAAGAATATAAATTAGTTGCTCCAGATACCTTAGCAGTATTTGTTACACTATAGTCATGTCTATACATATCATACGTGTCACCAGATGACCAAATTCTTTTTGGAATGACATGTCTAACATCTGCTGCGTTGATTTTCTTTAACGCAACCATAGTATCCCAATAATCATTTTCTTGATCAAAATTATCTTTTGGTGAAGGAGGATTTTCATCCCAGTCACTTTGATAATCTTCTGGGTTAGTCAATCCAATAAATGAATAATAAGAATTTAAACTAGAAGTCACCCCAGCGACAAAATTTTTCGCGTTTAGAATTCTAATTTGATCAGTTATAATTGCAGCCATTTTTATTGGTGTTTTTTTTCTATTTATTAACTATTATGAGATATAATTTTTAGATCTCAGTGCAACAGTCCTCTCAACTCGCAAAGAAGTTGTTATTCCACCTACTCCATTTTGATTATATGCAGTAAATTCATTAAGTCCTCTTCTATACTGCATTTCGATCTTACCCCAACTGTAAAGTCCAAGGTTAGAAACTGATGTGGATACACTAAATGGAGTTCCATATGAGAATGAATCATTAACATTAACAAATACTCTTCTGAAAACTGTTGTTCCAATTCCAGTTATTGATCTCTCAACATTTTCAACGCTTTGTACAACATAAACATTATCAATATAAGAAGTTCCAATTCCAGCAGTAGAACTATCATAAGGATCAATGGAAATTATTGATGTTGATGCAGAACCAATATTTGAATTGGTTACTATAAAATAATCATTAGGATTGATAGTACTAAGAGTTTGTGCAGCTCCAGAAATTCTAGAGTTTCTTAATACGGAATCATATGGGATATGTAAATCAAAAATAAACTGTGTAGTTGCTGCTCCAACTGTTGTTGTTCCAAATCCGACGATTACTCCAGAATCACCCTTATAATCAGTAACATCAATTTCCTCATCTCTGGAATAAGGTGGTGGAGAAATTAAGACAACTGGTGGATTTGTATTTGTATATCCAGATCCTGGATTTGTTATGGTAAATCCAGAAATTGTTCCATCAACTGCAACTGTTGCAGTTGCAGTTGCAGTTGATCCAACACCAACAGACTGTTGCAATGTTCCACCAATACTTATTGTTACTGAAGAAGTATATCCAAAACCAACATTAGAAATAACAAGAGAAGAGATAGTTCCCAACCCAGAAACAACAGCTGTGGCTGCAGCTCCAGTTCTTTCTTCTTGTGGTATAAATTTAACTTTATTTTGATGAAGAAGAGATATACTACTTTCGTTTGATCCATTAAATATTGGTCTGAGTCTATCTACATAAACATTTGTTGATCCAATTCCAACACTCTTAATAATATGAGCATATGGTTGAATCTGTGGTTCATACAGTTCTCTGTCTTTAGAAACTATATTTTCATCAATAATTTTATCTTCAGTTTGTCTACACCATATAATAGGTCTCTCAAGAGTTTCATCTTGAGTATTTCCTGGTCCAAAGTATGGGAAAGTTCTAACAACATCAGTAGAATCTAATGATGTGACAGTTCTAGCATCTTCTTGGAGATATGATTTCTGTCCTAGATCTGGATGATACCCTAAAGTCAAAGTATCCCCTTTCTTGACAGTTTCGATAACTTCTTTAAAGATTACATCTTGATCATCACCACTTCCCTTATAGAAAATAATTTTTACGCTATCTCCTTGTTTTGGTGCCTCACTAAATGTAATTACACTTCCTCCAGTGAAAGAGTATCCTTCTCCAGGTTCTTGGAGAATATCATTTACAAATACAAGAAGAACTTGCTCAACATCAATCTTGGATCCTCTTCTAGCTCTTACAGTAATAATATTACCATTTAAAGTCAGATTAAAAGATTTAGTACTTCCATCAAAATTGCCAGAAAAATCGTCAAGTGGTTGTAAAGTTCCAACACTCCATGCAGTAAATTCATCTGCCTCGACAGATTGTACTTCTAATTCAAATCTTCTAAATGTTCCTGAAGTTGGAATACCAGTTAAACCTCCAGTCTGCACCGTAAGTATTTCTCCTGGACGATATCCAACTCCAGCATTATTAATATTAAAATCAGTAACACTAGATCCATTACTGACAATAACGTCTACTGTTGCGTTAAGTCCAGATCCAGCAGTCCCAACATAAGTAAGAGGAACATTCGAATATGATAATGGATAATCCATTGCAACATATGGAGGATTTGCATTTGTATATCCAGATCCTGGATTTGTGATAGTTACTGACGTTGAGATATTTCCAGTGCCAGTTAAAATAGTTGCAAATCCGATATGAGTAGTTGTTACAATTCCGGTAGAACTTTCTGCCACGCCAACATTTACTATTCCTACTGGTGGGTCAGAAATTTTAATTCTTGACTTTGTTCCATATGGAAGTTCTACTCTTACCGTATTTCCAGTTCCAC